CCAGTCGATTGCCCTTCTTGTCTTCAAACTCGTAGATCATTGGCTTCCTCGGGCTGACGCCCCAATCTTGGCTCCTGCGTTCTGACCCGGCAGACCACCGCTACCCGTGCCCAACTCAGACGGACGGGGGAGTCGTGATAGACCGCCGCCGTTCTGGGCCTGAGCCTTGGGCGCCTTGGCGTCCCCCGACATACGAGGGGCGCTCATGGCAGGACGGGTATTCGCAGCCATCGGCTGCTGCTGTTGCATCATCATGGCGCCGACCTGAGCGGCCATCTCCAGATCCACCGTCTCGCCCAGCTCAGGCATGTAGAACCGCTCGCCCAGCATGTTCAGCATCTTGTTCCAGTCCATCCACGGGGTCGTGGGGATCTGTTGGGCGATGCTGGTCATGAGCTGGAAGAACTGGAGGGTCTTGGCTTGCTCGCCGGACTCGTCCACGCGGCGCATGGAGTAGGGCTCAATCTCGATCTCCAGATCGTCGAACGACCCGTCCTCGCCACCCTTCCACTCAAGGGGCACGGCATAGGCAAGGTCGGGCGGGACGCCCATGTTGACCAACTCCCGCTGGAACTCCTTGCCGAGGGGCTGGACGATGCTCTCGTCCCGCCACGCGAAGTAGGCGACCGTCTTGAGGTCGCGCTGGACAGCGTCGTACACCTTCTGCTCAAGGAAGCTCAGGCGTGCCGCGCTGCCACGCGCTGCAATGGCGTCTGCCGTGGCCGAGGCTCCGCTGGCGGAGTTGCCCAGCTCGGCGTCGGAAAGCCCGCTGCCGCGCTTCAGGAGGCCGTCCAGCCATTGCTCGTAGGTTAGCTCGTCCTCGTTGACGCCACCAATGCCGACCTTCTCGAACTTGGCACCCTCGAACTGAGAGATGCCGACGCCCGAGCCGTCCGGCGCGTTCAGGATCTTCTCTGCATCCTTCGAGTCGCTCTCGTCGAATAGCAGTAGATCCTTGCGGCTCTTGGCGCGGCGGAGGTTGACGCGAGCCTGAGCGTTCAGCGCACGGACGAGGCCGTCCATGGCTTGGAACGGACCCATCGGCCACGGGCTGCGCGGGACGTAGTAGGCGTCCCAGATGGTGTACGGACCCCAACGCGGGCCGTAGTACGGACGCGGCTCACGCAGGAAGGTGGCCTTGGGACCGTCGCTGCTGTCGTACGCACCAATGCAGAGCAGGGTGCCGTTTTCCTTGCTGTCCTCGGGCGAGTCGTCGGGAATCCAGACCTCCCAGTAGCAGACCTCGCCACGATCCAAACTCGTCTCAGGACGGCCAATGTTACGCACACCGCTGTTTGTGGTGAGCTTCTTGATGGCGTCCTTGTCCCAGCCATCCTCTTCCTCGGCACGCTCAATCAGGCGTTCCTTGTCCTCGATGCACTTGTGGAAGAACAGGCGAGACTCGTCCCAAGAACGGGCCAGAGAGTCCATGCCGAACTGCGAGGGGTCGATGATGATCTTGCGCGGGCGCGTGACCAGATCGTCGTAGTCCCCCGTCGTGTACTCGTCCAGCACCGTCATCGTGACGCCGTGCCCGAACGCCATGTGCGTCGTGGCACGCTCAACGGTACGGATGTAGTGCGAGTCCCGAATCCAGCGGTTCAGGTAGTACTCCAGAGCCTTCGCTTGCAGCGCGTTGACATCGGGCTTCTTCGAGCGCACACGCACCCGAGGGTTCTGGAAAGCGATCTGCGGGCGGACAAGCGACATCCACTCGTAATAGAAGTTGTACGGGAGGAACGATTCGTCCGTGACCTCGCTGCGACCCGGCCCCTCGAAGAGACGGATCATCTGAGAGAGCTTCCCGATGCGCTTGTCACGCTCCTTCTCAGCCGCCTCGATCTCTTGGCGGATGTTCTCGGGGTTCTCCCAATAGCTTTTCTTCTCGCGCTTCTCTTCCTTCATCGGTACTTCGGCCACGGCAACTCCTTACCACCCGAGGTCAGCAGAGCGCCGAGAGTACCCGGCTTGAACGTCCGCTTGGGCTTATTGGGTTTGAGATCCTTCTTCCATGCAAACACATGGGCGTAGACCGCCGAGTCAATGGCGTGGTCCGCGCTATTCGGGTCAGGCTCCTCGGACTCAGCCGCGCCGTTCTTGACCTTTTTCCAGACGTAAGCCGTTAGTTCCTCCTCAAGGCAGGTCGGCTTGCCCTTGGACTTCAACTCCATGTCACGCCCGTAGCGAAGCGCGTCCTTGAAGAAGAAGGTGCGCGGTCCCTTGCTGTCCTTGGTCAGGCCCCAGCGGAACTGGTCAAGCCCGTGCAGCTTGCCGCCGCTCTTGTCGCTGGGCTGGATGATGCGGCGCATGTCACGGCCACGAGTGCTGCCTAGCCTGTCGTTCAGGAAGTCGATGGCAAGCGGGTCAGCGCAGTCCGCCACGCCACGGTTGAACGGGAACTCACGAGCTAGCGTGCAGAGAACGTCCGCCCACCAGTCGAGGTTTCGCCCACGCTGGTACACCTCGACAACTCGGTACAGCTTGTCGTCGGCGTCAACGGCCCACAAGTGCAAGCATCCCGGTGCCCGGAAACCGAAGTCCATGGACACGAAGTACCAATCGACGGTAATGGGCTCTTCTTCTCGGCCAGCCACGAAGATGTAGTGGTCGCCATAGTGACGGTCAATGCGAGCGTCAATGACGTGCAGACCCTTGTCGTACTCAGGCAGAACAAGGCCGTCTGCGCTGCACCACTCTCCGTCCAGAAGGCGACGACGGGTGTAGCCCGACATCTTTCGTAGACCCTCGATGTAAGAGCGGCCTTCCTCGGTCCAACCTTCTTCGGCATAGGTTCCATCAGCGTTCAGGCTACCACGATGCCAGCGCGGGTTGTCGGCGTGCTTGGTGTCGTACGTCTCACATTGCTTCTCAAGAATGCGCTGACGTACCCAATGCTCGGGATACGTCGGGTTGCAGGTGCCGATGAGCAGGTGCTGTCCGTTGACAGACTTGTTGCCACGGAGGCCGCGATAGAACAACTCCCATTGCTCCAGCGTCACGCCTTCCTCGGTCAACTCCTCAAAGTAGATGATGTCCCACTTCGTCGAGAACACCTTCTGCGGCTTGTCGAGGCCAATGATCGCCACTTCGCTACCGTTGGCGAAGTGGTAGATGCTGCGCTGCTCACGCTGCGGGCCGTCCAGAACCTCGTGGCCTTCAGGGAAGCATTCCTCCCACTCGACCAACGTCGAGGAGGTCATGCTCTCACGGGTCTTGCGACAGAGGAGTACGCGCAAGCTCGGGTACGTCTCGCAGAAGTAGGCGATGACCTGCAAGATCCCTCGGGACTTACCCGTGCCGCCGGGACCAGCGATGATGATCTCGCGCTTGACCTTCTTGCCGTTATGCCGAAGCACAGACTCCAAGAGCCAACGCGGCGCACCGCGCAGTTCTACTTGGCTATCTGCTTCGGCGTAGACCATCTCAGGTCGTCCCCATCCACGGCAGGACACGCAGAGTCCACACCCACTTCACCTTCTCGGTTTCCGTGCGGGCGTCGAACTCGATGCGGTACGACTTGCCGCCTTCCATCTTGAAGGCGTCGCCCTGCATGACGTACTCAAAGTTGTAGCCGGTGGCGTCAATGTCCCAACCGTTCCCAGTCTGGAGCGTGTTGAAGAATGCGGTCGTGCTGTCCGTGGAGTTGTCCACGATCTTCTTGACCAACGCGCCGTTCTCGTACGCACGCATGGACCAGTTGGTCACGGCGTCCGCAGTCAACGCAACACCAGCGGTGTCGGTGATGCGGTTCTGAAACCGAACCGTCTCGCCTTGGAATACCTCTTGGCTGTACAGAGAAGCGCGTCTCATTGTTTCTTGCCTTGGTTGAGGTAGCGAGCCGCAGAGGTCGGGACAGGGTCGATGAACATACGGGCCTTGGTCGTGCTGCTACAGATCGCGCTTCCGTAGATGTCCACCACGGTGAAGATGATGTCCTCTTCCGCACGCGCCTGAAGCACCCCACCGCCAACGCAGTCGGCGTACATGACAAGCGCGATGTCATCAATGGTGGCGGATGCGGCAGATCCACCGACCGCATCGCCCCAGATTCCAAGGCCAAGCGTGTCGTCGATAGTCGAGCGTGCCGACGCGCCACCGACTGCCTGCCCACGAAGGTTCAGGAAGTTCAGTCCGGTGTAGTCGTCGGTAACGATGTCGCTCATGCGAAGCGGAGCTTCATTCCACCAGCGGGGATGGACGGGATCTTTCCAGCGGAAAGCGAGATGCTGGACGATTTGATAAACAGGATTCCACCCCTTGATCCCGCGAAGTTAGTCGTTACGTCGAAACTATGAGTTGCGGGTGATGATGCAACTATAAGTTGTACTCCGTTCGTGGCTCCGGCTAACGTAGAACCGCTGCCAAGTTCTCCGTCGTAAATGGCATAAGCTCGAATGGTGTTTGTGGCTAACAAACCGTGGTCGGCGCTAAACACAAACGTCTGACTTGTAACGCCGCTATCGTCCTCTCCCGTGTGATAACCGATCTTCCACTCAGCCCCGCTTGCTACAAGCGGGCCATGGAACAATAGGTTGCCACCGGTCGAAGCATCGTAGATGCCCCAATGCGTCACAGTACCGCTCGCTCCAGTCGGAGTGATCGGGAAAGTGATCGCCTCAAGGTTCACAAAGCTGCTTCCGCCGCTGCTGCTGTACGTCCACTTAGTGGTCGAAGGCGCGGCGAAGGAACCTTCTCGGCGGACCTCGGCTCGAACGTAGCCCGTGTAGGAGACTTCAGTCCCAGTAAGGTCAACTCCGGGGTCGCCCGTGTGCAGCGAGATGTACAGCTTCGTCTGGTTGGACGCCTGAGTGATGCCAAGGGCGTGAGCAATCGGGTTCGTGCCCGACGAGACGATCCCGTTCAAGTAAACGTCCCCA